TCACTCCGGCAGCTCTGCAAGCTTCACTTCGAGTTGCAGGCGGTTGGTGTAGCCCTGATCGGTGAGGTCGTGCACCACTTGGGTGAGTAGCCAGTCGGCCTCGTCGATTTGTGGTTTGAAGCCCCTGACCGTGGTGGGTTGTTCTGGGTAGAGTTCGGGGCGGCCTCTGGCCAGGGTGATCTGAAACTCGGCCACGCCGCGTTGCAGCTTTTCCCATTCAGCCCGAGCGGCACGCATGGCGTTGCTCTGGCTGGCGTAAACGTGGCGCAACTCTTTGACGTTCTCACTGTCGCCAACCAGCAGCTCGTTCTCCTTCTTGTTGACCACTACGCCCGGCGGCAGCGGCCGTTCCTCCTTCGGTTTGGTCTTTCGCTTGCGCTTCACCTCTATTTTCTTCTTCTCGGCAGCTTTGTTGTCTTGCCAGTAGGCGATGACACCGGTGTAGGCGTCGCGGTCGGCCACCGAGAACTGGTGCTGATCGCCGTCCTGGCGGGTGATGGTGATGGCAGGGAGTGGCTTGCCGCTGGCGGTGGTGCCGTTGCCCGCCTTGATGAACATCAGACGGCCTGATTTGACGGTGGCGATGGCATCCTGCTCGGTGGCCAAGCGGGTGAGAAAGGCCAGATCGCTCTCGTTGGTCTGGTCGATGTGGTCGATCACCATCCCCTTGAAGGCGTCGCCTACGCTCGGGGTCAAGCCATAGCGGGCGGCCAGCTGCTCCACGATGGCGCCGATGGTCTCGAAGTGCCAGCTGCGTTCGCGCAGTTTGTTCATGCCGCCGCGAAGGTCAGCCGACTTACCCCTGATGGTGAGCACATCCGGCGCGCCACCGTGTTCCACCTCGTCAATTTTGAAGGTGCCTTTATCGACCAGGGGGCCGCCTTGCCAGCCTATGCTGGCTTGTAGGGTGGCCCCACGGCGCGGCATGGCCAGCTTGCCGTCGCTGTCATCGAGGGCGATTTCGATGGTGTCGGCAGAAAAGCCCCGGTTATCGGTGATGGTCATGTGCATCAGGCGCGGGCGCAGGGTGCCCGAGACATCGCTGCCATCGACCTGCACCTGATAGGCGGGGGCCGGATGCTGTTGGCGCATGGCATCCAGCTGGCTGGTGATACCAAGGTTTTCAGCCAAGCGGGTACCGAACTGGTCGAATGCCCCCATCAGAGCAGCCCCCCGAGTTTGCCGCCCACGGTGTTCAGCAGCTTGCCAACGCCCAATCGACCGAGCAGGTTGCCCGCGGTGCGTCCGAGCAAGGTATTGCCGAGGGAGCTGTCGTTGTCATCGACCCGCTTGAGCTTGATGCTGAACTCGATTTTTCGGGTGCTGCCATCCTGGAAGAACTCGCTGCGGGTGGTGCTGATCCCCTCGATCACGAACAAGCCGCGCATCACGCCATCCCCCTGGATCAGGGGGAAGGCTTGGCCGCTGTCGCCCATGCTATTGAGCATATCGAGGGAGACTGGGCCACCGGTGAGCTCTGGATAGAGCACCCCGCTTAAGTTACTGAGTTCGTCATCAGGGCCGAGGTACTGATATGAGGGGCGGGCGCCGACCCGGTTATTGCCCGGGTGGCGCCATGATTTTTCGTCTTGTTGGGATTGGGGGGCCACGGTCGAGCGCATAAACACGAACCAGCCCAGGGTCATCATCATGGTGCTTGCTCCTTAGTTGCGGTCGGTCAGGGAGGCGCGGCCACTGGCTGCTGCCTGCCGTTCGCGTCGGTCCAGCTCGCGGCGCACCTCTTGCGCCACATCAGTGGCTGATTGTCCCGGCTGTTGCACGATGCTGATGGGAGCGTTGATCTGGGTGGTGCTGTTGCTTCTGGCCAATGGCCGCACCGGGGTGACAATGCGCGGGCCATAGCCCGAACCGCCCGCCATGGCAGGGGTGTTGTAGTTTCCTGTGAGGTATCCGGACGGATTGACGTTGGTGGTGACCGAGCCGCCCCCCTTCATCCAGTCCGGCAGCAGGTCGGTGAGGGCTTTGATCTTGTTCTTCAAGCTCTCCCACTTGGCACTGATGCCGCCAATCAGGCCGTCGATGATGGCCTTGCCCTTGTTGGCGGCGCCCGCAGGCAGGGTATCGAAGAAGGCCCAGATCTCGTTCCAGTGCATGATCAGCATGCCGATGGGGCTCCATGAGAAGAGCTCTTTCAGGAGTTCCCAGAAGGCAAGAGCAGGGGCCTTGCACTGGGCCCATAGGTCGCTGAACCACTTGGTGACCCCATCCCAATGTTTGTAGAGCAGGTAGGCCCCGGCCGCGATTGCCACAATCCCCATGATGAACCAGCCGATCGGGGTGGTGAGCATGGCAATCCCGAGCCTGACCATGCCCATGGTCAGCGCCTTGATGAAGGTCAGCAGCGGGCCGCCATAAACCAGCAGGGTTGAAATCCCCATCTTGATGGCAGCCAGTGGCCCCAGCAGACCGGCCACAATCAGCAGCAGCGACCCGCCAGCGGCAGCCGCTACGGCGGTGACTGCCGCAATACGGGTCAGGGTCGAGGTGAGCTCTGGGTTGGCCCGCATCCAGTCGCCAGTGACCTGAATGATCTCGGTGACGCGCTGGATAATGCCGCGCAGTGGGCCGTTTTCGGTCTCCATCATCTGGATCCCTACGTCATCCCAGGCGGAGGTGAGGTTGTCCAGGTCGCCGATGGCGTTATCGGCCATCACCTTGGCGACCTTGCCCGCTTCCCCCCGGGTTTGCTTCAAGGTGGCGATCAGCTCCTGCAGCTTGCCGGAACCGGCCTGCTCGGTCAGCACGGTCAGGGCGGCAAATGCCTCTTCGCCGGCGATGGCCTTGAAGTAGCCCGAGCGGGTGGCGTCCCCCATCTTACTGGTTTTCTGGTAGAGCTCGTCCAGGATATCTGGCAGCGAGCGCAGGTTGCCCGCCGCATCGGCGGTCTTGACGTTGAGGGCAGCCAACGCATCGTTCGCCGCCTTGGGCGGAGAAGCCAACCGGCCGAGAATGGCGCGGATGGCAGTCCCGCCCATGCTGCCCTGAATACCTGCATCCCCCAGCTTGCCCGCCATGGCGGAGGCGGTTTCAAGGTCGACCCCGAGCCCTGCCGCCACCGGCCCCACGTATTTCATGGTTTCGCCCAGCATCTGCAAGTCGACGTTGGCGCGGGTGAAGGTGCCGACCATCACATCCCCCAAGCGGGTCATCTGGTTGGCCGGCAGCTTGAAGCCGGTCAGGATGTTGGACCCGATGTCAGCGGCGGCAGCAATCTCGACGCCGCCCGCCTTGGCGATATCGAGCACCCCGGGCATGGCGTCACGGATTGCCTTGGGGGTGAAACCGGCCATGGCCAAAAAGCCTTGGCCTTGCGCCGCTTCGCCCGCCGTGAAGGCGGTATTGGCGCCGAGCTCCCGCGCTTGGGCCCGCAGGGCGGCCAGTTCGCTGCTCTCTTTGCTCAGCCGGGTGATCGCCTGCACCTTGGACATATCGACATCAAAGCCCATCGCCTTGCTCGCGATATTGGTGCCCTTGTAGATGGCGGCGGCCCCGGTGGCCATGCCCGCAGCGCCATAGCCCGCTAGAGTGCCGCGCATTGACATGGTTTTGTCGTAGTTGGCTTTGATCTGGTTAATGCGCTTTTGCTGGTCGGCCAGTTGCCCCAGCTTGGCCCGCTGCTGGTCGAGCTGGCTGTTGGCGGCGGCGAGATCGCTCTTGAGCTGGCGCTGGTGCTGGCCCAGCTGTTTGGTGTTGATGCCTGCCTCGCTCATGGCCCGTTTCAGGCTGCCGTGACGGGCGACCATTTCCCGCTCTTGCTGGGAGAGGTTGCGCACCTTCTGCTTGGCTTGCTCCATAGCCCGGGTCATGGCCTTGGTCGGTTGCTCGACCTTGGCGAATTGCTGGGCCATCTGCTGGGCGTCGCGCTGGGCTTGGGTCAGCTGGGCGCGGGTTGCGCCAATCTGCTGGCCGAGGGTGCGATAGCCATCAATCTGGCCGCTCTGGGCTTCCAGCTCCTTGATGCGCTTTTTCGTGTCGACCAGGTCTTTGGCGGTGATGCGGCTCTGGCCGCTGGCTGCCTTGAGGGGGGCGGTGAGCTTGTCGATCCCGTTAAGCAGGATTTGAAGTTTGAGAGGGTTCATTGTTGTTCTGCCCCGTTGATGCGGTTGTGAGTCTCAACGAGGCGTTGGTGCCAGCCCATCAGCTCGCTGATCTCCATGACCGCCATCTCGGACGGCGGCCAGTGGGCGATGATGGCCAGATCGGCCATCACCTCGTCTACGCAATGAGGTAGGCCATTCTCTTCGGTACCAAAAAAGCGCTTACCTCGCTGCCCAGTTGCATCAGGTCAGCCGGATCCATGTTGCCAATCTCGGCTTCGGTCAACATGGGGGTGGTGATGCGGGGCAGCAGTTTGGTGAGGGCGTTGACGTCCATCTGCACCACATCGGTCATATTGAGGCCGCGCATTTCGCCCGCCTTGGGCTTGCGCAGCTGGATCTCGGTGAGGGTAGTGTCGCCGCGCTGGATGGCTTGGTCGAGGGTAACGGTTTTGTTTTCCATGGTGTCGGTTCCTGGTGATGTGGTGAGGGCGGCACTTATTGGTTGGATAAGGACCGCCCATTGGATGAGGGAAGGGGTTATAGGCCGAGGGCTTTACGGTGTTCGGCCATGCGGTCGACGCCATCGGGGCCGATCTCAATCATGTTGATGAGGTCGATTTCATGGATCACCTGACCGTTGATGGTCTCCTTGTAGTAGGTGTTGACCATGCCGACCTTGGCCTGGGAGTTGTCACCGGCCTTGAGGGTGCCGCGGTCGAGCTCTTTGAAGCGGCCACGGCAGATGATCTCGACGGGTACCACCTCGGCGGTGTCGTCGCCCTGCACCGAGCCGGCAAAGCGCACCATGGTGCCGTCGGCCTTGGGTTCCCCCATGCAGCGCAGCAGGGGCTCGCCATAGCCGCCGAAGGTGAACGAGACATCGAGGGCGCTGTCATCGAGGCCCATATCGATGTTGACGGCGCCGCCCATGCCGCCGCCGCGATAGGCTTCAAACTTGCGAGTCAATTTGGCCGGGGTGAAATCTTCCGCTTCACCCACCCAGTTCTCGCCGTTGAGAAAGACGTTCAGGCGTTTGAGTTTGCGTGGCAGTGCCATGGTGGCTCCTTATGCTGCGGCCGCGACGCGGGCGCCGAAGTCGATCAGGTAGTGGTCGGTGATGCGCTGGATGAAACCGAGGTCTTCGAGTGGCGGCACCGGGGTGTAGTTGTAATCAATGCGCAGCTTGCCCGCCTTGAGGGTGTCCTTGTCGTTGAGCTCCTCGTTGTACCAGCAGTCAAACCCGAGCAGATAACCGCCGTTCACCAGCTCGCGCCCCTTGGCCTTGATCCCTTCGACGATGTCTTTGACCAGGGAAGGGTGCAGCGGCTTGTCGTTGGCCCACATGTGGGCCTCTGCCATGGTGTCAGCCAGGATCTGGGCGGTGCGGGTGTAGTTCTCGAAGGCGAACAGGGGATCGTCTGAGCAGGTGCGGTTGCCCCAGTAGCGAAAGCCGTCAGAGCGGATCAGGGCGGTGACTTCGTTGGCGTTGAGCAGGCCGACCTCGGTGTCGGGGTCTTGCAGATCCCAGAACAGGTTTTTGGTGATGCCATCGACCCCGGTCACACCGACGTTCGACAGGGTCTTGTGCCAGCCAATCTCTTTGTCGATGAGCGCCCTCATGGCTGCGGCCTTGAGGCAGGCATCGAGCTTGATGCTGGCATTGGTGGCAATGTCCCACGCCGTCCAGTCGGCATGCACCAGCATCAGCTCACGGCTGGAGACATTTTCACGGTAGGCCAGCGCAGCCTCGACGGTCTCGGCGATGGTCGGTACATAAGCAAAGGCGCGCAGCTTCTTGGCCATGCCCGCCAGCGCAGTGGACACCGGCAGGGTACAGTTGTCCGGCACGCAGAGGATGCGCGGCTTGACGCCGGTAGCCGGGGTGGCCCGCTCCAGTGCTTTGAGGCCGGTGTAGCTACCATCGGGCTTGATGGTGCCGATGATGTTGCTGGTGAGGGCTGCTGCATCCGCGCCTTTAGCCACGCGCACGGCGATAACGATGGTGTTGACGGTGTCATAGATGGTTTGCAGCGAGCGTTTCAGGTTCCCCTCGCTGCCTGCCTTGGCGATGGCCGCTGGCAGGTTGGCGATCAGCACAGGCTTGTCGAGGGGGAAGTAGGTGGCGTCGGCGTCTTCGCTGGTGCAGACCATGCCGATCACCGCCGTGGCGACGGTGCGGATGGTACGGGTACCCTCGGTCGCTTCGACGACGCGCACGCCGTGGTGGAATTGGTCCAGTGCCATAGGTTCTCCTGTTGTCCGGACGGAGCATTCTTTGCGTAGGTAATGCAGGTGATGTGAACAGGGTCAGGATGCAGGGGCAGGGGATCGCAGGCGAGCGGCGGCCAGTGTATCTGGCTTGGATACACTGGATGGGCGGTGACAATGGGGTTATGGGCGGCAGTAACGAAACACCCCGCACATGGCGGGGTGGTGGTTGGTCAGATGACCTTTTCCGGTTCGGTTGGCCATTGTGGCTTCTCAGGCCAGCCTGGTTGTTCTGGCACCAGCGTCAGCTCGTAGCGGTAGCGTTGCCAGTCGGCCAGCAGCTGGGTGTGCTCCGGCTTGGCGTAGCCGCCATCGACAGCTGGCTTGATGATGGCAATTTGTTGGTTGGCATTGGCTATTCTGGCTGATTGCTCGGTCTGGGCTGCTTGCAGCTTGGCTTGCTGTTCAGCAGTTTCATCTTTGACCCAGCCATCATTGGTCCACTTGTCATAGGGGGAGGACGGTTCTAGCAGCGTGTACTGCTCCAGCAGCTCCCCGATTGCGTTGACAGTGACAGGTTGACCTGTCGATTTGTCATACACTACGACGCCGCGCAAGTCTGTTACGAGCTGCCATCCCGTGTCCAGCCGCACAATGGCTTTACCTTCTGCGCTGGCAGGTGGTGCATCGTGATAGGCGCCTGCTGGCAGGCCAGTTCCCTCCGATACCCACACATCAGACTGCCCAAGATACTCCGCAGTTTCAGGGGCTGCGATATAGGCCATGGTATAGCCGCTTGTCTCTGCCCACCCATCATCACCCCATGTGGCTCTCTGCTCGTTGTTATGCTCAGTCATTACCCGACCCTCATAATTTTGTGAAACGCCGCGCTGCGAGAGCGGACGCGGAATGTTGCAAGTCCAGAACTGCCATTCGGCGTCAATTGCTGAGAGGTTGTGAAGTATTGCCCTGAGCCTACTGTCGTGGTTTCGTAGTCAGTGGCTTGTTTGTCTATCGGATACGCCCCCTGATAGGAGTTAATAGGGGGCGTAACTAAAACACCAGATGTGGCACTGGCCGCATAAGTGTAAATGGATGGCAGTTGCGTTGCCGCCTGGTAACTCAACAGTTGGCGGCCAGGATCCACACCTCTTCCGTTATCCCACCCACGGATAAACTCGGCGCGAAGTTCAGGCATCACGCCGCTGGGGTAAAGCTGAGCCGCGAACGGGTACGTTGTTTTATTAAACCCCTGCCCTGCACACGACAAAAACACCATGCCGCAATCTGGCCAGATGTCCTGTGGCATCTGTGCCAGCGGCCAGTCGATAGGCACACCAATCATCGGTGCGCCGTATTTGGTCAGGCCAAGTGCCGCCAGCACGGCCTTCATCACTTTTGGTGTTACAGCGAGATTGTCTTCACCTGCCAGCGCTTTTTGCAGGTTGGCGTACTGGGTAAATCCTTTTTCCAGTTCGGTGGCGTCAGGGTGATCGCGGCTCTCCTTGTGCGCCTTCATCACGTCATCGACATATTTGCGGGTTGCCAGCACCACGGACGGATCAATCTTGAGCTCGACGGCGCTGGTATCGCTGACGATCAGCACCATGCGGATGGTCTGGGTGCGGCCAGAACCTTCCGACAGTTGGGGCTTGTAGGTGTCCGGGCTGTTGGCAATGGCGATCAGAGCGCCAGAGTCATCGAACAGGCCCACCTCGCGGATCCACCATCCGCCGACGTTCTCGGGAATGAGCTGCTCTGCTACCAGCTGAGCCGGGTTGAGTGGGTCTTGAAACAAGGTATTGAGAGGCGCGCGGCGTTGTTCCCGCACCAGGGCGGTCTGTGCCGGGTTCGGGGTGACCGGCTGGCCGTTGCCGTCGCCCACCGCCATCTGGGTGATTTTGAGCGGTACGCCCAGCGCGATGGCGTTGGCGATTTTGGCCTGTCCCGCATGGGTGGGGATGGCGAAATAGATGGCGCTCATTAACTGGCACCTCCTGTCTGTTGCGGGTGAATGGTCAGGGTGTCGAGGGTGTGCAGCGCGCCGCCGTGCCACTGCTGGCCATGGATCTCGATGGCCTCGGGGCTGTAGGGGTAGATGGTCAGCTCGTCGCCCAGGTAGCAGGCGGCCCCCAGATATAGCGGGCCACGGGTTTCCATGCTGATGGCCAGCCCCGTCAGATGGCGGGTCATGGGTTTGGCGTCGGCGATAAGCCGTTCAAGCTCCTGATACATGGCTTCGGTGATGCCCGTGTCGAGCACTCCGATATCTAGCTTGAAGGTGCCCGGGGTGGCGTACGGGATCTCTTGCCACCACTCCAGCACCCGGATCAGATAGCCGAGCGGTTCCACCACCCGGCGGATGGCTCCGATGGTGCCCTTGCGGCTGTGGACGAAGTAGCTGTTGGCGATCACCTGGCGCTTGGTGGACTCTGGCCACTTGTCATCCCAGCGATCGACGCTCCAGCTGGCTGCCAGATAGGGCAGCAGGTGGGCGGGGCAGGTCCATGGTGACCAGAGCGAGCGAAACGGGATCGGTAACTGCATCGCTTGATCACCGGTGGCGGCCAGATTGCGCTCGGAGCGGCTGGTGCTGGGCGGCAACAGGGTATTCATGCGGCCAGCTCCACGGTGAAGGCGGTGCAGTAGGCGGCCTGGGTTGGGCTGGGGGTGATATCGGCCCAGTCGATCAGGTCGACCTTGCTGACCCCCTGCACATGTAGGGCTGCATCGATGGCAGAACGGGGGACTTCGACCCCGATGCGTCGGCGTGGGTTGATAAAGGCGGCGAGCCGGTCGCGGGCGGTCTGCAAGATCACCTCTGCTTCGGCGCCCTGGCTGCTGACGTGCAACCGAGCGGTGATGGTGTAGTGAAGAATGCCCGCGCTTTGCACGGTAAGGCGGTCGCCCACCGGGCGCTTGTCTTCGTGGCTCAGGGCTTTGTCGACCTTGGCAATCAGCGCTGCGTCGGCGGTGCCGTCCCCCTCAGTGCTGAGGATGGTGACGATGGCCACGGCGCCCGATGGGCTGGAGCCTTTGGCGTCTGCCACCTTGCCATCAGCCGAGAGGGCGAAATACTCATAGGCCCCGGTCGGGCCGGCTACGCTGAGACCATCCCACGCCATCAGGGCACGCAGGATCAGCGCTTCATCATCCTCCATGATTTCTGGTACCGGCGGAGTGGCACTCGGGTCACTTTGCCGGATGGTGAGGCGTTGCACATTCCAGTTGGCCACCAGATTATCGAGGTCGCTCCCCTTGGCCCACGCCAGCATATTGGCCACGGCGGCATCGTTGATGCGCTGGCGCAAGATCAGCTCCCGATAAGCATTCTCCTGCAGCAGCTTTGTGATGGGCTCGGATTCGAGCGCCAAGGTGGCGGTGACGCTGGCTTGCTGGTCTGCCGGGTAGAGGCTGACTAAATAGGCTTTGCGCTCGGCGAGGATGGTCTCGTAATCGAGTAGTTCGATCACGTCGGGTTGTGGCAGTTGGGAGAGGGTAATGGTGCTCAACTGGCGGCTCCTGTGGGGATGGTTATGGAGGCACTTTCTGTTTTGGAGTCGGGCGTGCCGCCATCCTTGCGCTGCCAGGTGAGCTCGATGGTGAGGGCGCCATCCATGCCGCCGCCCAGCACATCGACACGGGTGACTGTGATGCGCGGTTCCCAGTTGATAAGGGCTTGCACGGTGGCGGCCATCAGGCGCAGGCGGGTGGCCTGATGCTGGGGCATGTCGATGAGGTAAAAGAGCTCGCTACCGTAGTCACGGCGCATCACCCGCGAGCCCACCGGGGTGATCAGGATGTCGCGCACCGACTGAATGATGTGGTCGGTGGCGCTGATGGCGCGACCATTGGCGGCATTCATGCCGAGCCAGTTCATACTGGGCCCCCTGATGTGCCGCTGCCCGGCATGGTGTCTTTGTGTTTGTGGGTCGTGACTTCTATACCGCCGATGGTTGCGCTGGGGGCGGTAATCTTGCCGCCTGCGCTGATGGTGGTGCCAACCTTGAGCTCCTTGGTGCATTCGACCAGCGGGGCGATCAGCTTGATGGTGACGGAGGCCGAGATAGTGGCTGACTTGATGCCGGTGGCGTTCAGTTCCCCAGTTTTTGGGTTGTACTCGATGACTGCGCCATCGGCGTATTCGGTGCGGTCGAGATCTGGGTTGTCATTTTCGGCCAACGGTTCGGGGTACTGGTCAGCATTGAGGCGGCCGACGATATAGGCATTGCGCAGATCGCCGCTGACGGAGAGCAGGATCACCTGCTCGCCCAGGCTCAGGCGGTGGCGGGTGCGGTTAGCCCCGGCCCGTTCTGTGGTGTAGGGCCGCCAGTTGGTGGTGATCTCGCCGGTTTTGACGCGACACTCCCCAGAGCGCACGGCGGTGACGGTGCCAATGCGGATCAGGTTGTCGATCAGGCGTTTGAGTTCGGTTGGGGTCGGTTGCATGGGGCCATTGTTTTGGGCAATGGCCGGGAAGGCGAGGGGAGGTTAGTGTGTAGTTGTATTACACAATGGTTGTGAGTATTAACCCATATTATATAGGTTGGAAGTTTCTAGCTAATGAATTAGGTAGTCTTGCAAACTCTCCAAGTATTAAGTCATCATATTCTAAATTTAAAATCTCATAAATTCTTTGGTATGTTAAAGTACAAGCCCAATCAAAATTAGACATTTTATGTGCTGAATGCCTGACATTGTATTTGCTTACAAAATCAATGAATTCTTGCGTTGGTATGTCTATGCGTTTTTGAAGGTTCTTGTATTCTTTAGAGTCAATATGCACGCAACTGTTTCTAATTTTATTTAGTTTTTTACATGCTTCAATGCTCCAGTCATTATTGCCGGAATTTTCTTCAACAGATCTTAAGCGAGCGAAGAATTGTTTTTCAGAAGAAATGTTATTTTTCTCAATGTACATTTCTAGTGCTGATTCTATCGCAATGTGATAAGAGAGAATTTTGGATACAACATCACGATAAATAATAGGTATGCCCATTCCAATTGTTCCTAGGTCTATTGGCGTTCCTTCAGACATGATTGTCTCCTGTTATTGTAGAAACTATGAACCATTATCTGTTGATACTGAGGTTACCCACAGTTCAAAAGTTATATAAATATCGCATAAAATTTACTTTGTCTATGTATTCCCTACAGGTAAAACATGAACATTGATCAAGTTCACATTTCAGATTTTCATCTGACTATTTTCTATTTGGCTAAAGATATCAACACCATGTTTTCAATTTTTTGGATATCCTTGGTACCAAAGCCTAATAGTGTTCTAGTGGGATAATTGATCTCGAAACCTTTGATTCGATCTTTTAAACCATATTGGTGGATGGTAGCAAGGCGGTTGGCCGAGCCGACAAACTCGACCATGGCTTGATGTTCGGTGCTGGTTGCCTTGAGCCAGCGGGGGCTGACCAGATGCTGAAACATCTTGCGGCGGGTGGCACCGCGCTTTTTCGCCAGCTTCTTGAGCGGCTTGCGCGGGGTCATAGGGCTGTCATCCGGCTGGATGTTGGCCCTGATCCGTTTGCTCTGGCTGGCGCGCAGGTTTCGGGCCAGTTCCCCCATCAGTTGCCGGCGGGCGGCCGGTGTCATGCCGGCCAGCAGAGCATCGGCCCAGCTGACCAGCCGGTTCAGGTCGTCGGTGGCCATGGCTGCGGTTCCCCGTTGATAAAGAGCTCCCAGGTGATGCCGTCATAAGGGTCTTCCGGTGGCTCTGGCAGATGTTCCCAGCCTATCCCCTGTTCGTTCTGCCATACCTTGACCCGCTCGGTCAGCTTGACGGTGATGATGAGATCCATCAGGTCGTTGGTGAGGTATTCGGCCTCGAAAGTGATGCCATCCTTGCGCAGCTCGTCGTTGGTCATCAGCTCGGGTTGGTGTTGGCGCAGCCAGGCCAGCAGCGGCACCATGATCTGATCCGGGTGACCAGCAAAGTCTTCAATACCGATGGTGAGGGGGTATTGCCACTCGAACGAGAGGGAGCGGGCACCGGTGCTTTCGATATTGCCCGGGGCGATAAAGATGTGCAGCTTGTCCGGGTTGATTTTGAGATGCGGCACGCAGCGGGTCAGCACCTCACGGATCTGTTTTGGCTTTTCCATCTTCACTCCGTTGTTGTCGTGTCTGACAGGTGATGAGGCTATCGACCTTGGCGGCGCAACTGGCCCAGGCGGCCTCGGTCTGGCTCAGTTGGTCGAGCAAGTCGCCGTTATTGAGTGGCGCCGCCGGCGGCAGCTGGCAGGGGCTCGGGGCTGGACAGGTGAGCCTGATAATCTGCGGCGCCGGTGAGGGCGGGGCGCTGGAGCAGCCTGATAACAGGATCAGGCAGAGGGCGATCAGCCCAAGCCTTGAGTTCGGCATTTTCACGTTTGAGCCTTTTGATGGTGTCGGCGCGGGTAGCAGCAGCCTGCGCCAGCTGGTCGAGCTGGCCCTGCAACTGCTGCGCCGCTTGTGCCTGGGTGGTCAGTTCTCGGGTGAGGGTGGCGATGGCGGTCTCTTTAAGCTGTTCGCGCCGCTCGGCCTCTTTGGTTTTCTCTTCGGCTGCCTTGAGACTGGTTTGCAGGGTGGTGACGTCCCCTTTGGCCTTGGCCGCCGAGCGGGCTGACCAGCCCCAGCCACCAAGAGCGACAGCCAACGCCAGTAGCAACCAGCTGAGGGGCGAGCCCAGCAGCTCACGCCACATTAGCCACCTCCTGCAGCTGATAGACCTTGGAAAAGTGTGCAAACCACTTGGCCAGCTTGGTGTCGTAGTCGTTCTCCTTAAACGCCGGGCCGTTGTATCGGCGGGCGAAGTCCGCCCACTTTCGCCCCTGCAGCGCTTTGTGCATGGCGGGGTCTTGCTGGATAAAGCGGCACAGGGCGGTGAGGTGTTCGACCTCGCTGCGCTGCATGGCCGCCTGCCAGTCGCTGGCAGAGGCAAAGCCCAGCGGCTGCCAGTGGTAGCCCATGATCTGGAACATGCCCCAGCTAGCCGACTCGATGGCCGCATCCCGATGCAGGCTGATGGCCAGTTGCAGACGCTCCCACTCGGCTGCGCCGCCCGCATAGCCGCCGCGCTTTGGGTTGACCAGGTTGGGGTAATGGGCGGCCAACTGGTCGGTGGCCGCCTTGCCCTGATGTTTGGTGAGCTGCTTGTAGAACACATGCCGCTCGAACAGCACCACCGGGCGCATGGCTTGGGTGAAGCCTTCGCCGATGCTCTCGACCTGGGCAACGGTAGCCATGGTGGCCAGCGGCACCGCCAGAAGATCGGCGCCGGCCTGCATGTGGTTGATGGTCAGCTGGTTGCCGCGTTCACTGCCGAGCAGGGCGGCCAGGGTTCGCGGGCCCGCCTGACCGATGGCGGCAATCATGTAATCCCGCTGGAAGGCTATCAGCGCCTGCTCGGTGGCCTCACCAAACCAGCCATCGACTGCCACCGGATAACCGGCGGCGGTGAGGCGGCGTTGCAGGTCGGCCACAGCGGTGCCGGTATCGCCTTTTTTCAGGCTCATGGTTGGTACCTCCGGTAAATATCCCGGGCATGGTCGGTGCTGGACGGTTTGCCCCGGGGCAGCAGGTGGTGCACCGAGCCGCGGGTGTTGAGCACGGCGCACAGCAGGAAGAGGGCGAGCCCGAAGGCGGCCGGATCTGGCACTGGAATGCCGCCGAACAGAAAGCGCAGCGGAATGGAGCCTGACAGCACGCAGAGCAGCCACGCCAACCAGGCGGGCAGGGCGCGATATTCGCCACCTTTGCGGTCAAACAGCATGACCCGCAGGAAGATGGCGGCGCAGATCAGGGCGTAAAGGGCGGTGTAGATAAACACACCGGTTGGAGTGGTCGGGATCATGGTTGCCCCCTTTTGTTAAACAAGGCTTCAAGTAGCCGATCCTGATTGCGCATGATGAGTTGCAGCAGGCGCACCATCATGGCGGAGGCGATCAGCGAGCCGATCGCATTGCTGACCTGGACGCTGGCGGGCAGCAGTACCTCCAGCAGTTGGCAGGTAAAGCCGGCCAGCAGCAGGCCGCTGATAAACGAGGCGACAAACAGGGCAATCCGGCGCAGGCGTCCCTGCTCTTCGGCGGCCGAGATAAACAGCACCGCGCCGGTGAGCGCGCCGAGCACGACTGACGGATCCACCCCGGGCAGGGTGAACAGCAAGGCCAGACCGGTGAGGGTGCTGGTTGCGGCGCTGGAGGAAATCGGTTCTGGCATCGTGCTCTCCTATCGTTTGCTGCCGCAGTGGCGGGCGAGTTGAAATTCGTGGATGGTCTGGCAGTCGGCGCAGCGTTCGCAGCCCCGGATCGCCTCTCGGCGCTCTTGCGGGATCGGGTCGTCGCAGTCGATGCAGTAGTGGGGGCCAGTGCCCGCAATGCGGGCGGCATGGATGCGGGCAGCCAGTTGTTGCTCGCTGATGTTGGCCAGTCGTTCGAGTTCGTCGTCGAGGCGGCTCATGTCGGTGTTCTCTTTTGTCGCATGACAGTCAGTCCCATAGCTGGATCAGCGGCGCTTCGGCCTGCGTGGGGGCCGCTGGCATGTTGATGAGGGTGCCGGTTGGCAGGATGGGGCCGAGCGCGGCCAGCCCAGGGTTAAGGTTGAGCACCTGCTCGGTGATGCCTGCGGTGTAGCCGTAGTGACGAAACAGGATGAGATCGAGGGTGTCGCCCTGCAGGCTGCGCAGTTGCATCAGATGAGCTCCACCGTGGTGTGGGTGGTGCCGATGATGTCGCGGATGGCAAAGCGGGCGTCGCGGTAGAGGTCATCCGAACTTATCTCTTTGGCATCGGCCCCTTTGATGCCGTCACCGGTGGCGCTGTAGTCGGTGTAGCGCTCCAGCAGGTTGGCGCGGGTCATGGCGTAGACGGCGCGCCGGTAGCTGTGCAGGTATATCGATTCGCCATTGATGGGCTCGGCGGGGACGGCGGCCAGGGTGGCGTGGCCTTCACTTTCTCGGGCGCTGCGCCACTGGGCCAGATCCCGGTTGACGCTGGTGATGGCGTCAATCACCGCATGGGTGAGGCGGGCGGTGGTGACGGTGCCATCGAGCCGGACGGTGTCGCGCAGCGCGCAAAGCGAGATCGCCGGCCAGAAGGGGGCGCTGGTGATGTCGCCCTCTTCTGTGGCGGCCGGGGTCGGGTTGGTGGCTAAAAATCCGGTGCTCATGGTGCTCCTGATGTGAGGTGGCGCCGCATGTTGGGCGGTGGTCGGGCCGTCTGGTATGCCGCTGGCATTCGTCAGGCCCGAGCCGCCCAGGGTGCGGGGTTCGCTCGGTTAGCTGGCCTCGCCGGGGGCGGGGTCAGGCTGTTCGGGTGGCGGTGATTCGGATTGGGGCTCAGCGCCTGGCTGCGGTGCCGGTTCATTGGCGGGCTGGCCGGCGGCGGCTTTATCCTTTTTGATCTCGCGCAGCAGATCTTCCAGCTCTCGCTTGATGCCCACCTTGTCGTGCAGTTCGATGGCGCGGCGGTAGTGGTCGGCCGCTTGCTCCTTGAGCCCTTCGGCATAACAGGCACGACCCACCGCCTTGTGCAACTTGGCGCGTACCTGGTCGAAGATGTCGCAGTCAGCCAGCATGCTCATGTAGCTGCTGAGCAATGGCAGGGACGGGCCATTACCCGCCTCTTGCAGCTTGATGGCGGTATCGGCCACCTCTTCGGCGATGAGGGTGGGGGCGGTGCGTTCGTACTGGTCCGGGGTATTGAGGCCGTGGCGGATCACGTAATCAGCCATCGGCAGGGCACCTGCCAGATCGCCGGTGTCGAGGTGCCAAAGCATCACGGTCACCATGACGTCATCCTGACCGCCGCGATCGGCGGCCAGCAGGCCATCAATCCACGGTGTGTAGGTGGCCAGCATGGTGCGTTTGGCGTCAATCTTGCGCTCGAGGCTCTGAATGCCCTTGAGGGTGCGACGGTGCTCGGCCAACTGCATCAGCTGGAGTTCGTACTGGTTGGCGGCGGCGCGATCCTGCTCGGGATTGGCCGCCCCTTGCTGGGCGGCCATGATGCGGGCGGTGTGTCGTTGTGCAGGTGTCATCGTGGCTCCTTAACCGCCTGCAGGCGCAGGTTTGGCGCCCAGCGTGATGTTTTCTGCGACGGCGATGCAGTCGTAATCCTCGACCACGTAGGCATCGTTGGAGGATTCCCAGTTGACGATGCGGTCGAGGCTCGGCTGCTCTTCCAGATGGCGACGGCGGCCGCCGATCTGCCAGTAGATGGAGAGGTTGTCGAGGCGGGTGACGATCAGGGTGTCTTCCGGGACGAAGGGGACGCGGATCGCCAACAGACCGCCAATCTGCTTCTGGCTCACCAGTACCTGACCGGCCAGCTTGTTCTGGTTGTCCCGGGTCTCGTTGAGGATGGGGAAGTATTTGTCGGCCAGCAGCTTGCGACCGCAGATCACCACCAGATCGGTATCGTCCTGGTACCAGGGTTTGATCTTGCTGTTGACCAGATCGAACACTAGGGCGTCGAGGTTGCCGTAATCCCCCTCTTTGGTGTCGGCTTCACTGTTGGGCTGGTAGATGTAGATATGGCCGGTACCCGCATCCCCTTCGCTCATCACCTGGGCGGGAGCATCATTGCGGGTGTGCTCAATCCAGCCGATGTTGACGTCTTGCAGCATAGGGAACTGGACGCGATCGGTGTCTTTCGCGGCAAGTTTGCCGTTCCAGCCGATCATGATGCGGTCCAGGCCCTGGCGCTTGACGATGGCATCGCGAATGCGGATCTGGAAGTCTTTGAACTTGGCCCAGGCATCAAGCTTGGCGTAACCGATGCTGGTGTCGTAGTTGGTCTTTTCGCACTCGTATTTGGTGTTTTGCAGTCCGGTCGGGTCGAACGGGACGCGGGCCTTGCCGCCACTGGTATCGGTGCGAGAGGCGATGGTGCCATTGATGCCGATGCCGACCTTTTCCCCTTTGAGTTCATCCACCGGCACGATGTTGATCATGCCGAGGAAGTCGACGGACTCCTGCATTTTGGTTTCCAGCTTTTGCTGGATGCTGGGCTCGACACTGAATTGCACCATGGCCGAGCTGACGGCATTCAGGCTCGCCAGTTGGCTGGTGTACTGCTCGAATTGCTGACGGGTATCGTTGCGCATTATCGGGGTCCCTTAAAAATCGGTGTTGGTTGGCTTGGTGCCATCGTCACCGGTGGCAGGCTGGCGCTTGTGGCTGAAATCTTCCTGGCGCTCGAGCTGGGTGGTCAGGTCGGCCAGGGCGTTGGCGGTCTCCGTTTGCCGGGCTGTCAGTTCGTTGAACTTGGTTTGCAGGTCGGTATCGAGGCTGGTCACCTCTTTGGCCACGGCTTCGACGGCCTGATGCACCTCGCTGAAATCGGCGGTCGATTGCTGCTTGTGACTGGTGAAAATGGCGCTGATCCGTTCCAGCAGGCCCGGGCCTTTCTCTTGCTCATCTTCAAACTCGATGACGGTTTCGAGGGCTTCGGTAAACAGGCACTCCGGATGGTATTTGCGGTCGGCCAGCGGGTTGACCGCGGCCTTGCTGCAGAACTGCAGCATTTCGGTGCCAAGGCTTGCCGGGCTGTCGGTGACGGCCAGCCCCATCATGTAGGCCCCTTTTTCGTTCAGGTTGGGGTGGATCTCGATGGAGGTGTAGACCTTCTGGCGCTTCTTGTTCAGCGCGATCAGCTCCGGCGTCGGGTCAATCTGGACGAACAGGGCCAGCCGCTGTTCCCCTTCGATAGTGACCTCTTCGGTCTTGGCGGCAGTGATGTCGCCGTACATCTTGAACAAGCCGTTGGGGTCGAGGCCCCGGATATGCTCCATATTGACCCGTGCGCCATAGGTGGCCTGGTTGTAGCGCTGGGCCATCTGCTCAATCCATTCGCGGGTGATGGCGCGACCGTCGGTGGTGCCCCCCTCAACCGCAACACGGAAGAATTTGGACTTAGGCATGTGCTGGGATCCCTTTGGTAATTGGGTAGTAATGTCGCGGTTATGGTCTGGGTGAGCGGCGGGATCGTGCAATCCGGGGCCAGTGTGTGGTGGTGCTACACACTGGCAGTGGGGCGTTTGGGGTAGTAGCGGCTGGGTAGACTGGCGCCATGACAACAGCACCCATCATCTTTCCCCATCTCGACCCCAGACGGCAGGCCATGTACCTGTTCTTTCAGGGGTACCCGCTGCGCGCCATTGCCGAGTTGCTGCAAACGCCGGAGGGTACCGTCTCGACCTGGAAGAAACGCGACGGCTGGGAGGACATCAAACCGATAGACCGGGTGGATAGCGCCATCGAGGCGCGCATGATCCAGCTGGTGATGAAGGAGACCAAGAGCGGCGGTGACTTCAAGGAGATTGACCTGCTGGGTCGCCAGCTTGAGCGCATCGCCCGGGTCAACAAGTACAGCAACGGCGGCAACGAGGCCGACCTCAACCCGAAGGTGGCCAACCGCAACAAGGGGCCGAAGAAGGCGCCCGAGCGCAACGTGGTGGAGCCCGAGCAGCAAGAACGGCTCATCGAGCGGTTTGAGTCGACCATGTTCGATTACCAGCGGGTCTGGTATCAGGCCGGACAGGAGTACCGGATCCGCGACCTGCTCAAATCGCGCCAGATCGGGGCGACTTACTTCTTTGCCTTCGAGGCGTTCATTGATGCCCTGGTGACCGGGCGCAATCAGATTTTCCTGTCAGCCAGCAAGGCGCAGGCCCACATGTTCAAGCAGTACATCATCCAGTTCGCTAAGGAGGAGGGGGTTGAGCTCAAAGGTGACCCCATGGTGCTGCCAAACGGGGCACACCTTTACTTCCTTGGTACCAACGCCCGCACCGCCCAGAGCTACCACGGCAACATCTATATGGATGAGTATTTCTGGATCCACGGCTTTCTGGAGTTCCGCAAGGTGGCGTCTGGCATGGCGATGCACAAGAAGTGGCGCCAGACCTACATTTCCACCCCTTCCAGCCTTTCCCATCCCGCTTATGGATTCTGGTCTGGCGCCAACTTTAACCGCGGCAAGGCCAAGGCCGACCGGGTCGAGATTGACCTGAGCCACGCCAACCTGTCTGCCGGCAAGTTGTGCGCCGATGGGCAATGGCGGCAGATCGTCACGGTGGAGGACGCGGTGCGCGGCGGTTGCAACCTGTTCGACCTGGATCAGCTGCGCAGTGAGTATTCCGAGGATGAATACCGCAACCTGCTGATGTGCGAATTCATGGATGACACCGAGAGTCTGTTTCCGTTGGCAACGCTGCAGCGCTGCATGGTCGACAGCTGGCTGGTGTGGGAGGACTACAAGCCTCACACCTTGCGGCCGCTGGCCAACCGGGCAGTGTGGATCGGCTATGACCCGGCCAAGGGGGGCAAAGGTGACAGCGCCGGCTGCGCGGTGCTGGCCCCGCCACTGGTGCCGGGCGGCAAGTTTCGGGTGTTGGAGCGCCACCGCTGGCAGGGGATGGACTTTGACGCCCAGGCCAAATCCATTCGCGCCATCTGCGATCGCTACAACGTCGCCTATATCGGCATCGATACCACCGGGATCGGGGAGGGGGTCTATCAGCTGGTGAAGCAGTTTTACCCGGCGGTGACCGCCATCCAGTACAACCCCAACGTGAAGATGCGGATGGTGATGAAGGCACAGGATGTGATGAACAAGGGGCGGCTGGAGTTCGACAGCGGCTGGACCGACTTGGCCCAGGCGTTTATGAGCATCCGCCGCGCCGTGACCCAAAGCGGCAAGCTGCCCACCTTCGAGGCCAGCCGATCTGATGAGACCAGCCACGCCGATATTGCCTGGGCAACCATGCAAGCTCTGTTACACGAGCCCCTTGAGGGGCAGACCGGCACCAATTCCGGCTTTATGGAGATTTACTGATGAGTGAGCAGATCAACTCGCCTGCCGGTGTGCAGGCGTTTACGTTTGGGGAGGCTATCCCGGTGTTGTCCCAGCGGGAGGTGTTCGATTACCTGGAGTCTATGCATAACGGCCGCTGGTATGAGCATCCCCTGAGCCTGCACGGGTTGGCGCGGGTCTATCGGGCGGCGGTGCATCACGCCTCGGCCATCCAGGTAAAGCGCAATATCTTGCGCGGCTGTTTTATCCCTCATCCCAAACTGAGCCTGGCCGCCTTTACCGGCTTGGTAATGGATTATGAGATCTTCGGCAATGCTCACCTGCAGCGGGTGCGCAACCGGCTGGGTGGCACGCTGCGCTATGACCAGATGCCGGCCAAGTACACCCGCCGCTCTCTCGACCTTAACCGCTACTGGTGGGTGCCAAGGCCTGGGGATGAGGTGGAGTTGCCCGCCGGTGATGTGGGGCATGTGATGGAGGCGGATGTGAATCAGGAGATTTATGGCATACCCGATTACGTGGCCAGCCTGAACTCGGCACTGCTCAACGAGTCGGCCACCCTGTTTCGCCGTCGCTACTACGAGAACGGCAGCCATGCGGGGTTCATCCTGCACATCAGCGATGCCCTGCAGAACGAGGGCGACATCACCGCGCTCAAGACGGCGCTGAAAAACAGCAAGGGACCCGGCAACTTCCGCAACCTGCTGCTATACACCCCGGGTGGCAAGGCGGATTCGGTGAAGCTGATCCCGGTGGCCGAGATTGCGGCCAAGGATGATTTCCTGTCCATCAAGGGGGTGAGCCGGGATGACCAGCTGGCGGCCCATCGGGTACCGCCACAACTAATGGGGGTTGTTCCGAACAACACGGGCGGGTTTGGGGATGTGACCAAGGCGGCCCAGGTGTTTGACGTCAACGAGATCGACAGCATGAAAGCAAACTTTGCGCAGTTCAACGAATGGGCAGGGGAGGAGATAATCCGATTCACTTCTTATCGACTGTCAGATCTGACAGTGCAAAGCTGAAAACCTTGGCTATCTTCAAATTGGAATTCCTCCAAATTCCTCCATGATTTAATTCAAAGCCTCCTATCTAGGGGGCTTTGTTTTGGCTGAGCTCCCATCCAGCCAGGGCTCACCAGTCACGCTACAGGCCAGCGTCGGCCAACCCTTCGCCCATCACACTCCCGAGATCCTTCACGCGCACCTGCGAGCATTGAGCGGAGCCTCGAAAGGCCCCTCAACACCCAGCGCGCGCAATCGGGACCCCGCCTCGCCTGCGCGCTTTATGTGTGGAAAATCATGCAGGTGAACGACTGGGGGCGGGTAGCAGCTCCCCGCACCAGCACTGGCCGCGTGCGAGGCGCGGGATCCTTGTTGCGATCCTTCACAATCTTTCAGATCCTTTCATCCTACCCAGAGGTTGTCAGAATATGCGTAATCAACAAGTTGCGCCGTACCCCCTAAGTCAGCGCATTAAGGGACATATGTGATAACTATGTGTTCGCTGACATATAATGCAGCACCAAAAGATGAAATTAAAAATACAGTCAGCGAACCCCATTTTATTAATCTGAAGGAGAGTTCGCCTGACTTTACTCTTGTCCATTCTTTCTTTAAGATTTTTTGACTTTCAATTACTATTTTTTTTGCATCTATCTCATTTTCTTCAATCGATTGCTCATGAGCAAAATCCCTAAGTGTGTTTAGCATGTATATAAACTTAGAGTGTTCTTTAGGATTCAATCTTAATTCTATTTTTGTAATAAGGGCGCTCATTTTCATTATGTCATCTTGCCTTTCGTACATATACTCTAAAATATTTTCTTGGCTCTCACCTTCGTGTTCTTTTCTGGATATTACGGCAAGGAGAGTATTTGATATGGCTAATAGGTCAGATATTTCATCCCGGAGTGAATCTATCCATACCTGCCTAAATTCGGATGTTTTTTGGTCTTTAGACAAAACGGTGGCAATGAAAGAAATACTGCCTGCAATTATTGCTGCAACTATGGGTCCCAATACTGTTAGGTATTCTTTAGATATCAGCATTATTCATTCCATTTATGTTTTAAATATTTGATTCGACTAACGTTATTTGCAGGGAATTCAACAATGTTATTGTTGGGTAATAATATGACGTAGCGTTCATTACTTTGGATTAGTAGCTTTCCTGAGATGGATTGCTGATTTACGTTTGAATATATTGTGATTTCGCGCTCGCCACCAAAACCGGCTGTTTTCAAAAAGCCAGAGTATAAAGTATTGTTAAACATGAAAAGAGAAATCATTAGTACAGATGCTCCTGCCATACACAGCGAAACACCTCTTGTTAGCGTAGGTTTAAATACGGTTAAATTTATTGCGAATGTCATTAAGAATATAGCAGCGATGGCTTTTATATTATTGATAACCATGGTTGGCTTGTAATCTAAATGCACCCGTAATGTTTCGTTTATTATGTTTAAAACTACGAATTCTTGGTATTTAATGATTAAAGTGATGATGATGCAAATAATGACTGATGTTATTGCTGACAACAATATAGCTTTGAGAGTGCTGACATATTCTAACTCTTCCATTATATATTTAATCTGATATGTGGAATCTTTAATTTTTAATAAAGACAATAGCAATGAAATGACTTGATCAGGAAATGCCAATGAAGCTGAAAAATATTTTGCAAGTGAATAGGTGAGCAGAAAGGTCAATGATGCCACTAACAATATAAGCAAGCTGATGATCGTTACTGTTGGTCGTAAGTACGGAATGCCTTCAACGGGAACTCTGAAACCATTAACCAAAGCATATTTATATACGGCCAGCTCACTTAGGAACCCTAATACGCTTGAGCTCCCGAGAGCTGTCAGCAGAAAACCAATTGCAATTTTAAGCGGCAATGAGTATGACAATGCTTTAGGTATATACGAACTTACTTTTTTAAAATTTTCGACTAGTTGGTTCATTCATCGCTCTTTTCTACTCTTGGTAAGAGTAATTAATTGGTGACAACGAATATTTTACACAACTAAGGTACCCGTTTGAACTAGCCCGGTCACATTTACCAACTCGTTGGCATCGGCAGGTGGTGCAGGTGGGGGATCAACCTGTTCCAGTCACGGTTGCTGTGTGTGGAGGGCTGCACATGGCGGGCCTTGTCGACTAAGATGCGCTGGGGGCGGCGGCTAGGGCCAGCGGGTATTTGTGGATGATGGAGTAGTAGGTGCTGGCCTCGCGGTGTTTGGCCACCTCGAGCAGGGGATAGATGCAACTGCCCCATTATGTCATCGACAGCGCACAACAGCGCGACACTAAGCAACCCACAATAATACGGGATACGCCACAACCACCCCACCCAGCAGCACAACACCGCCGGCAGGGTAACGGTTCTACACAAGGAAGGGGACGTTAATTTCGGCAGGTAACATACACAACAGCAGACAAGCCTATAGGTGTTGAGCTATCCCTACAGGCTTGATGTCTTCACTCACTCCAATATTCTTCAACCACTACGTTGCCAGCGAGATCAGTTTGGCGAATGCTCTGCCTGTTGTTGAGGCCGTTAAGGGTGACTTCGTCAGTATGAACAACCTTGCCGACAACGGCTCCATCTGCGTTAAGCACTGAATAGGTCACAATATCGGTTTCTCCCATCGAACCTTTTGTACGAGAGCTTTCCCTCTTCAGGGTCTCGCCTGGCTGCAGCTTTACTCGATTTTCCACATATCCTCCTGATTATTAGGTGTGACAGATAAGCATTTGAATCATAGCGTTTGAATTTAGCCTACTTATTGATCCCTTTCACAATGATTGAACCTTAGGTGAAGCCGGAGCCAAACGCCGAACGGTGATCCGCTTTTGGTGGCTTGCTATACTGTGTATTCATACAGTAATGCAGAGATTGCCAGCATGTTTGCTCAACCCGCTCCAGATGCTCCCTTGTTGGAGCTGCCCCTGTTCCTCTCCCCGGTGGCCTGCGGCTTTCCGTCGCCGGCACAGGACTACACCGAGCAGACCATCGACCTTAATCAGCTATGCGTTGCCCACCCGGCGGCCACCTACTTCGTGCGGGCGGCCGGTGACAGCATGGTCGACCACGGGATCCGCGATGGCGACTTGCTGGTCGTCGACCGCAGCCGCAATGCGCGCCACGGTAGCGTGGTGGTTGCCGCGGTCGATGGCGAGTTCACGGTCAAGGAGCTGCAGCTTGATCCCACGGTGGCCTTGCTCCCTGGCAACCCTGCCTATCGGCCCATCCATTTCAGTGAGGGGCAGGAGCTGGAAATCTTCGGGGTGGTCTCCTTTATCGTGCACCAGGTGGATACCCCATGAACAAGCTCAACGCCGTCGCCCTGGTCGACGTGAACAACTTCTACGCCAGTTGCGAGCGGCTGTTTCGGCCCGACCTCAAGGGGAGGCCCATCGTGGTGCTCTCCAACAACGATGGCTGCGTGGTGGCCCGTTCGGCGGAGGCCAAGGCGCTGGGCATCAAGATGGGGATTCCCTATTTCCAGATCCGTCAATTCTTCGAGGCCATGGGCGGGGTCTGGTTCTCCAGCAACTACGCCCTCTATGGCGACATGTCGAACCGGGTGATGACCATTCTGGAGGGGATGGCCCCGGCGGTGGAGGTCTACAGCATCGACGAGGCCTTTATCGAGCTGAGCGAGTCGTGGGCGGGCGACCTGGTGGCTTATGGCCGCCAAGTCCGCGAGCGGGTGCAGCAATGGACCGGGTTGACCGTGGGGGTCGGCATCGGCCCCACCAAGACGCTCGCCAAGCTTGCCAACTACGCCGCCAAGAAGTGGCCGGCCACCGGCGGCGTGGTGGATCTGCGGGATGAAGCGCGGCGCGCTCGGCTGATGGCGATCACCCCGGTTGACGAGATATGGGGCATTGGTCGGCGGCTGTCGGCCAAGCTGGAGGCTCAGGGCATCAAGACGGTGGCCGATCTGGTCGCCGCCGAGCCCAAGGCACTGCGTCGCCGCTATGGCGTGGTGGTCGAGCGCACGGTGCAGGAGCTGCGGGGGATCCCCTGCGCCGAGCTGGAACAAGAGGCACAGGCCAAGCAGCAGATCATCTGCTCGCGCTCCTTCGGCGAGCGCATCACCCTGATAGGCCCCATGCACCAGGCGCTGGCCGGCTACATGGAGCGGGCCGCCGAGAAGTTGCGGGGGGAGGGGATGTGTTGCCGCCATGTCACCCTGTTCATTCGCACCAGCCCGTTCAGCGACCGGGAGCCCTATTACGGCAACCAGGTAAGTACCAAGTTGGCGATGCCCACCCATGACACCCGGGCGCTGCTGGCCCTGATCCCCGAACTGCTCCCACGCATCTGGCGCGATGAGCAGCGCTACCAGAAAGGGGGAGTGATGTTGGCCGATTTCACCCCTGCTAACATGCAGCAGGGTGACCTGTTCGCCGACCAGTATCCATCCCAACGCAGCGAGGCGCTGATGCAGGTCATCGACAAGATCAACCAGGGGCGGCTGGGGAAGGTCTACTTCGCGGCTCGTGGCCGCGACACCCGGGAGTGGATGATGAAGCGGGAGCAGTTAAGCCCCCGCTATACCACTGCGCTCGACGAGCTGCCAGTGGTGAAGTGATCCATTTTTGCTGGTGCATAAATGCAAAATGTAGCCATCTTGTTGTTCGCCCACACCCTGAATTCGTCAGCCAAGACTGCGAACCAGCTGGTGCTGAGTTTGGTGGGGTCGCAGAGGCCAGAGGGGCGGCAACTGGTTCTTAAGGGATTGGGGGCACAATAGCGCCCCCTTTCGAAGTATTATCGCAGCACAAAGTACGCGACTTTGTCAGTGTAACAAACCAAACGTGCGCAACTCGAGCTTCTCGGATACACACCTGGCTGCAAAATTACTCGAATTAGAGTATTCACCATAAAATTCTCCTTATATTTGAATAATAAAAAAGAGAGGCAGAGCCTCTCGTTGGTGTCACGCAATGTAGCGCTTAACTTGTTATAACAAATAAAATGTGAAGTGTACGGAGAATAGAGGGCTGCGACTGAAAACACGCTCAGTCACAGGGCGGCGGACTAGGTAGACCTGCAGGTGGCCTATCCCTTGATGCTGATCTCCACTATCTCGGCTTGGCTATCCAGCTTGGTGGTTTGGGTATCCAGAATGTGGCAGTCGAGAAGCAACTTACCAGCAATCACACGGGCCTGTTCCTTGTCGATGTTTTTCATGGTTACTCTACTGCTTCAGTTTGACGGTGGTTATCTACTACGTGGTGCAGTGCTGACTTGTACATGGGATTTAGCTGTGCCGTGGCATCCCGGTTGGCGCGATCGGTTGGGCTACTCGGCGCTATCCAGAGGGTGCGGCCGGTGACGGCGCAGCGGATGGTGCCGCCGATGTCCACGGGCGTGAGCTCCTCCACGATATGGCGGCGGCCAACAGGGCTGCCATCTGTTGAGTACACCGGCACGGTAGGGTGGTTGGCTCTGGTATGAAACGGGTTTGGCACCTCGTCGGTGATGGCCGGCAGGGCCAGCGCTGTTCGAGAATGCAGGTCACCCGATTATCCAGGCGGCGGTACTCTTTGCGGCTGACAGTATGTTTGTTGTTCATACCCACTCCTCGCTGTCGTCGTTCTGTTCTTGCAGCCACTCCGGGATGTCCAGCTTCTCCAGTTCTGCCCACATGTGTGACTGATAGGGCTGCGGCAGCATCTCGATCCAGCGGTGTGTCCCAGTATGGCCTTGTGCCTCATAGACCTTGCCGCATAGCTCAATCAGCATCGGCCAGTCCTCATCCCCCTCTGGTACCGCGTATTCATCAGGCAGGTCCTGTTCGGCAGGCTGTAGCCCCTCCGGCTGCCAATCTGGTTCGCTTGGTAACGATCGGCACGACTGCAGCTGGCCGTTCTCCTGCCAAAGGGTGAAACCGTCCGAGCTGACACAGGCTCCAGCCCGCAATCGGTCGATAGAGAAGGGTGATAAACCCCATTGTTCCCTCATGATCTGGTCTGAGAAGGCATCAGGATCTGGTCGCGTACAGTTATTGTCAGAGCTCCAAGGTGCCGGGCTGTCGCCCGTCTTAACCCCAACCCCCCTCGCTGCAATCTCGTCTGTTCTATTGGCAACATAGGTACCTGCAGGCATCACTTCCCACCCTTGCAGGCGGGTCTTGATGCCAAGGCGAGCGGAGGTAATGCCCATCAGTCGCTTGATGTCTTCTCCGTAGCTGTTGGCCTGCTCCTCGATAAGGTGGGCCAACTTGATCGGGTGTTCGGCACGGGTCGCCAGTGCGCCGCCCATGGCTTGCAGGTAACAGCGAAAGATGCCGTTATCAGCGGCAAAGCGGGCTGCCTCAAAGCGCGGGTCTTGCAACACAGGCTTGGGCGGTCCCACAAGATCGCCATTCTTCTTGGCGTTGCTGATACGGCGCAGCTCGCGCCATACCCCGACCGGGGCACCGCCGATCTGCTGGAAGGTACGGATCCCCCACCAACTGGCCCACGCGCAAGCATGTTGGGCGCCCACGTCTGCCGGGGTACCCGATTCGTCATCCCCATCAACGTGTTCGCCATCTATGTTCTTGGCGATATAGGCGGCGAGATAACCGGTAGCATCGCCCTTGTCAGGGTCAACGATTTTCCAGTCAAAGCGGGGGGTTATGTCGGTAAAGGAGGCCGCCTCTGGCGTGGAGCGAACCAGCTCGCTCTTGTCGTCGGTCAGTGCGTAGTGCTGCAAGGTGCCGATCACTTTGTTGCGATCGCTCGGGCGCATAAATAGCAGCATGTGCCAGTGCGGGGTTCCGTCATGGTGCGGTTCGCAGACCCGAAAGCCGTAAACAGGTAAATCATTTCGCTTGAGTGAGGCGCGGGTCAGGCTCCACAGCTTGGCCAGATAGGAACAGGTTTCGCGCGGTGTTGCGCCCTGGTACTTGTCGTTCTCGATGGTCTTGCCGTTACGGCCGGTCTTCCAGGCATGGAAGCTGCTCGGGGCCGTCCAGGTAAAGAACACCCCCACATGACCCTGTTCCTCGGCGTAGTCCTCAAAGCCGCGCATCCTGGTCATCATCTCTTTGCGGCGGTTGATCGGGTTGGAAACGCTGGCCTCCCAGCAATCCTTCATCGACACGACCAGGCCATAACGCTCGTTCACCACTTCCGACTCGCCCAGCCAGCGCATCATGGCCCGCTTGCGTTCGCGCACCACCTTCATGGTGGCGTTCGATACATAAGCCGACACGCCCTTGCGCACTTTGCCGAGCAGGATATTGATGTGCTCTTGTAGCCTGTCCCAGCAGCGGTTGACGCGTTTCTCCCACCACTTGGCAGAGAGCAGGCGCACCATCACGCTCAGGATCCAGTTATCCCGCACCTCGTCGGATTTGAACTTTGGCAGCTCGCCGATAAACCCCCACTGGTCTGCAGGCTGGCGCATCAGCTCCCAGGTCTGCAGCAGATCCGGCTCGGCGCCCTCTTTGATGCCCTGCTCGATGTGCTTGTAAATGGCTGCGGTCTGGTTGGCGAACTGGTGGGCAATCTGTTTGCGGCCGGTGTCATCGCGCATCTGTTTCGGATCGACCGGGATAGCCTGGAGCTGCATCCGCACCCACTTGGTTCGCTCCCTCAACCAGATGTTGGCAGAGCGGCAATGACTAAAGCTGCCTTCTTTGCGGCGGCGGATGTATTGCTTGAACAGGTTCTTGGTCAACTCGGGGGAGAGCCCATCGAGCAACTGCATGGCCCAGATCAGATCGTACTGGCCGCGGTCACCAGCAAAAGCGGCGTCAAAGTTGACGCCGAGCAGAGAGTTGCAAAGGGTATCGATGCGCTGCCGCAGCGTTCTTTTCGACAGCGGCAGGCGTTTGGTCTTGCTGGTCATGCAGAGAGATAACCGGATAGCTGTTTAATGTGGGATTGGCAGCCGCGAACGCTCATTTGGGCGTGCTCTTTCAATCGGCGAGCGGCCGCACACTGGCGCAGCAACTGCCTGATACTGGCGTGGGGGCGGGCAGGTAGTCGGCGCGCATGGGCCAGCTCCCGCTGATAAAGGCGCAGCCGAGCCGCGTCTTCCCGGTAGGTGGCTTGCCAGCGATCTTGCAGGAGCGTGAGCTCCCATTGCAGTCCATGGCTCATTTGATGATCTCCCCCTGTCCATGCAGTGGTGCGCACTCGGCCCACCACTCGGCAATTTCCCGGGCCAGCGCCAACTCCACATTGGCAACGGCCAACCAGTAGACGGTGCGCATTGCGCCGAGCGCCAGCAGCTCGGCCACCGGATCCCGGTTGCCTCTGGCATCGCTGCCCGCAGCGATAAACTCGGCACGGGCGGCAAACCAGTGGGTGGTCAGCTGGCTGACCGGTGTGGTGGGCTGTATATGAGCAGGGCCGGCTTCGCTCTGCTCTTGTTGGGCGTCCAGCTCAAACAGTTCGAAGTTGCTCATCGTATGCCTCATCTATTGCCTGAAAGTCCGGCTCATCGATGGCGATATGGCCCGCCTCGATGCGGATCGAGATACCGAGTTCACCACCACAGCAGAGCGGGGCTGTCGGCAGCAGTTTCGATTCGTTCTGGGCCAGCCACTCTTTCAGGCTGGCCAGGGTGAACAGCGTGGTGCTCATGCCTCGTCCCCCATCACCAAATCGTCATCGAGCAGATCCGCAGGCTTGCTGGTCACCACCAGTTGCACCTGGATGTATTCATCCCCCGAGTAGAGTGCGCCCAAGGCGATGCGGTTATCCTCGGCGCGTGCGGCAAACATCTCGGCCAGTAGACCCTCGATCACCTTGGGCGCCTGGCTGGCAATCTTGATGGCGTCACTCATGGGCGGGCCCTCCGGTTGAGGTGGTGAAACAACTGGTGCCAGCGCAATGACTGTTGCGCCTGGACTAACAGGGATTTGCCCTCTGACCCCCGATAGGTAAAAGAGGCAGGGCGAGCTTTGGCGGTCAGCCGTTGCTGGAGGAGCGGCAACTCTGCCAGCGCCTCTTGCTCTGATACGGGATGGAATAGCTTGTTCATGCCTGCACCTCTGGCGTAGCGATGCCGGTCAGCAGCCAGTCGATGTGCCGTTTCAGCTCCGGGTGGTTGGCAATCAGCAGGAACAAACCGCCGCCAATCTCGCGGTATCCCAGCTCGTAGTTCTTGAGCGTGGTGGGTGGAATACCCAGCAGGTCGGCAAACTTCGGGCGGCTCAGCTTCAACTGCTCCCGCAACTGGCGCAGGCGCTTGGCGGCATGGTGGTTGAGCAGATTGATTTGGGTCGGTTGTGCGGTCATGGTCAGGCTCCTTGTTGAGGTGTGCAGGGGTTGATGCGGCTGAACAGAGAAGCCCAAGCCAGTGCGGTGGAACGCTCGAGCAGCGCCACACCGTCGGGGTGTTGGCTCAGACGGGCGCCATATCGGCCCGTCAGCTTGCGTTGCTGGATGCGAAGGTTGCGCAGTGCGCAGGGGATCGCTAAAGTTGCCATGTCGACTTCCTCATACGTTGTTGATAAAGGCCCGCTTGGAGTTGCACCTCCGTTAAGCGGGCTTTTTAGTGCCCGATGGATCTCGGGCCTGCTTGGCCAATCTGGCCAGCGACATGCACTGCATGATCCAGTTGCTGGCGCTTGGCCTGTTCTCTCTTCTTCCGCTCGGCCAGTTCTGCTGGCATCACCTTCACCGACGGGTGCCACACCTTGGGGTCGCACCCGCTGTGAAACAGCGACTGATAATCCAGCGCAATCACCGCAAGGCGGATCGCCTCACGCTGCTGATAGGGCAGGGCTGAGAGGGTCGCCATCATCAGCGAATCCCACGGCTGGCGGGCGATGGTGCAAATGGCGACGCGCTTGGTCTTGGGCGCATTAAGCCAATCACCGTCGAGGTTTGAACCCGCCCGATTGAGGTGCTCCCGCAACAGCGCAATGCCTGCGGTATTCATCAGCACCTGCTCCTCGGCGGTCAGACCGGCGATGTTGCGGGGTTCGTGTTGGGTGTGTTGCATGTTGGTTTCTCCTTCACCTGGGCGCAGAATCTGGCGGCCAGTGAGGGGATCACTGGGCCACCTCTTTCACCCTGCGCGGGACAATGGGCAGCACAATGGCCGGATTGGGCATGGCACTGGGGCTGATGGTTGCAATGATTTCGAACCCCGCCTTGAAGGTGTGGCCGCAATCCACATTGCTGCATTGATAAGTGGCGATGCCGCAAAGCGGGCTCATCCGAATGGATGTGCGAGTGCTGGCGCGGGCACCACAGTGGGGGCAAATCAGTCTCATGGCTTCTCCTAAGCCCCGGCCGCCATGCGCGCCATATCCAGCGCACAAGACAGAGAGGGAATGGCTTGGTATTTGTGCTCGATCTCGGTGATCAGCAGGGCGAGGTTGCCCATGGCCGCTGTCGCCGCACCGACCAGAGCATTGCGCTGCCCTTTGGTGACGCGGCCGCTCTCCACCACTGTCAGCGCCTGCGCGCCGAGTCCTGCCACCTTGGCCGTGGTGTCAATCACCTGATGGGCCAGGCTCGGTCTCTTCTCCGATTCGGGGATGGCAATGGCAGTCAGGCCACAGCAGAACAGGGCGCCATCGAAGAGGGTTTCATCACCCTCACTTGCCTGGGTGATGGCAATCAGCTCGACTACGGTCAGCTCGTGGGGCTGGTCGGGGTTTAACTTGTTGCGCAGGGTCTGCGGGTTAATGCCTGCCTGGTTGGCGAGTTCGGCCACGTTGTGGTTCGCCGCAAAGCGCTGGCAGGCACTGACCCAGTGCGGATGTTTGCTGCAAGTTTGTTCAAACATGGTCTTCATCCCGCTGCTTGCGCGACACTCTTGGTGTGCGCACAGGTTTCGAGATGGGTTCCAGACCCGGCTGATTCATGGCCTGCTGGGTGTAGAGCACTAGGTTGATCAGCACTTTTTCAGCACGGCCCTGCTTGGGCATGATGGGAATGCGCCCGGCTCGCACGTAGTTCTCCACCGTGCGCTGGGTCAGGCCGGTACGCTCGGAGAAGCTCTCGACCGTGCAAACCGGGGTGTCTATGTGGATAGGGGCTATGATCATGGATGGTTGCCTCCTGCGAGTTCAGTTACGCGCGATCTTGCGCGGTGTTGTGCTGATCGGCTTTCAACTTGCCACCGGTCAACACCTCTATTTGGTAGGCTCGGCCTTTGGGGATGGTGTCTCCCCAGCGAGATACAGCCGGCTCTGAGATGTTTAAAGATCTGGCTAACTCTGCTGCGCTTCCGAAGTAGCTGATTGCGTCCTCTTTTTTCATAACCTTCCTTTTCGACCTTAAGTTAGGATGAACGTGAGGCTAACTTAACTTCGGTAAAGGATCAACCTTTTGTTCGGATTGCCGAGGTTAAGCTAGAGCGATGACAATTAGTGATCGCATTTTCAGTAGACGAACGGCTCTTAATCTGTCGAAGACGGCGCTTGCCAAAGCCATTGGTGTGAGTGACGTTTCTGTCGGAAAGTGGGAGTCCGGTTTGAACCAGCCGAAAGGCCGCTATCTCAATGACTTAGCGGCAGCGCTGGGGGTTACCGTTGACTGGCTTTTGGGTGGTGGAAGTGATGGCTCGGAGTTGCTTACAAGTGAGCCGATCCCTGGATATCACAACGTCGAACCGGCAGTGATGCTGCCGGGCAAGCGGATCCCGATTCTGAGTTATGTCCAAGCGGGCAACTGGCGGGAGATGTGCGAGCAGGCCACAACCTTCGATGGCAACGTTGAGTTCGTATCTGCAAGCGGCGAGATCGGCCCGTTTGGCTTCGGCCTTTGGTTGCGTGGCGATTCTATGTTGCCGCAGTTCAAAGAGGGAGATTTGATCATCGTTGACCCCGACGAAGCGCCGCAACCCGGGGATTACGTCGTGGCCAAGAACGGTAGTAACGAGGCTACTTTCAAAAAGTACCGGCCCCGCGGCATCGATGAGAACGGGCAAGAGGTGTTTGAACTGGTCCCCCTCAACGATGATTACCCCACCATGCACTCCGATCGGCAGCACATCCAGATCATCGGCGTGATGGTAGAACACAGAATATTTAGAAAAAGACAAGCAGGGCGCTAATGCGCCCTGTTTTTGCATCCATTGCCAGCTTATAGCCAAACCAAGATGACAAGAACATTGGTCGACATGCTTGGGCTGACAAGACGTTTTAGGGAGAAAACATGTCGGAGTTTAATGATGTGCCAATGTCATTTGGTTACAAGCGCAATAAGCAAAAAGCCCTGATCAGCCTCCACGGTATTTTGAGCGGAATCACAGCGGATCAGCGTCTCAATGATACTGAAATTCTCTTCATGGCTACTTGGTTGAAATCGGATTCCGAGTTCAAAAGGGATGGCGATTTCCTCGATATTCAAGACCTCATCCATGACGTTCTCGAAGACGGTGTTATCACTGCAGATGAAAAAGAAGACTTGCTGAACCTACTCAACGATGTATTGCAGTACAACGAAATTGAGCATGACAACATGGATGCGTTGGTTAACATGCTGCTTGGTTTCCTACAGGGTATTAGTGCTGATAGCAACATTGTTGAGCAAGAAGTACTCGCCCTCAGTTCACTGTTGCTTAAACATCGTGACCTCTTGGCCTCATGGCCTGGTAGTCTGCTGTTCAACCGCCTAAACGATATTCTGGCCGATGGCATGATCACTGAAGAAGAACGAGAAGACCTGTTGGAGCTTGTAAAACAGATCTCTGGCCAGCGCTTCACTGAATCAGGTCTAGCTGCAGGAATGGCGACCGAGTTTTTTGCAGATGGAGATGTTAAAAGTCTCCAAGGTAAAACAGTCTGCTTCACCGGAAAGTTCCTCTCCGATACCCGTCACAATCTTGAGCAGCAAGCAAAGATGCTTGGCGCTTCCCCAGTGAAGGGGGTTACTACGCATCTTAATGTACTGATCGTCGGAAGTCTCGCCAGCCGTGATTGGATGTTCACCAGCCATGGACGCAAGATTGAAGCCGCCATCAAGGCAAATGAAAAAGGATGTGATATTCAAATCATTAATGAAGAAGACTGGTTACGTATTAGGGGATCGCTAGTAGATTAATATTTATATTATTGAGAGGATAGTATGTTATTTGATGGAAAATTCATTGAGCATGTTTTAGATAATCCATATGTGGGCATTCCTGAAGCTTGTAGGAAAATTGAAATTCATCTTGAAATAATAAATAACCCTGAAAGTTGGACTGAGGAAGAACATGAGGTCTTATGGGAGGGGGCATCATTTATTAACTTGGTGATGCAAGAGAAAGGGCATGATGATGAAGGGCTTACTTTCCCTGAAGCTACATCTAGCATTAACGAGAATTGTGTAAAGCTAAAATCTTACCTCGGTGAGGTACAAAGTAAATATAACCAGTACTTACTGAAAGATAAAATAAGTGAATACACCCAGCGTTATAGTGATGTTTTTAAGAAAGTATTCGCATATGAGTTCTCTCAAGGTGACTTGGAAAGAGTGCAGCTGTTAATAAATGAGTTGAGAGCACATATATCTGAAAGTAACAGCCTAGAGCAAAAGCATCGTCAGCGCCTTTTAAAAAGGCTAGAGCATTTACAATCAGAGCTGCATAAACGGATATCTGACCTTGATCGTTTCTGGGGACTGGTTGGAGATGCTGGGGTTGTGCTTGGTAAGCTAGGTACTGATGCAAAACCAATAGTAGATAGAATTAAAGAAATTGCTGAAATAGCATGGAAAACTCAGGCTAGGGCGGAAGAACTACCAAGTAGTTCTTCGAATCCAATGCTTGGTAAGTCTGAGTAGTATTAGATGTTTTTATATTGACACTATATTTTATGTCAGTTGATAAATGAGATGGTATCGGTTAATAACTGATACCTCTCAAATGTTTTATAAATTAATTATTGCTATCTTCTCTATTACTCGCACTATCCCCAGTTGGGTGGGAGTCTGAGTTTCTAGGGGATGTACTAGTGGCCAACAATAATTGGGCTGGTATCAGGGGAAATGTCCTCATTTTCATGCCTATGTCTTCTGCAGCGTTGCCGAGCAGCGGCTGGACTGGACAGATCAGTCGAATTGAATGCAGAGTTTGGCCTATGTTCATTCCTTCATGTTTATTGCAGCTTCGATCAAACCCTGCTAACAGTTGCTTATGTGCTGTATAAAATCACAGTTATCTGTGAGAGGGAACTATGGCAGTAAGAAAACAAACATCGGGAAAGTGGCTGGTCGAGATCTATCCGAAAGGTCGGCCAAGCAAGGAAAACCCCAACTCCCCCCGGATCCGCAAGCAGTTCGCCACGAAGGGTGAAGCACTGGCGTTCGAGCGTTTTGTGCTGGATCCGGACAAGGGCAAACCTTGGCTGGAAGGGCAGGGGGAGCCAACCGATGGTCGGCGTCTTTCCGATCTGGTGGAACTCTGGTTCGGTCGCCATGGCCAGAGTCTGCGCGATGGTGAGGCTCGTAAATCCAAGCTGCTGACGGTGTGCCACGCTCTCGGTGACCCGCTGGCGGTTAACTTCACCGCTCGCGATTTTGCCGCCTACCGTGAAGCTCGACTCTCGGGCGATATCACCGATCGACGCGCCATCAATCAAGAGAAACAGGGCGTCACTCCCAACACGGTTAACCGCGAACATGCCTACTTGCGTGCAGTGTTCAACGAACTGAAAAGGCTAGGGGAGTGGCAGGGGGAAAACCCCCTCGATGGACTGCGAGCCTACAAGGTGGCCGAGGCCGAACTTGCCTTCCTGTACCCTGACGAACTCAAGCGCCTGCTGGCTGCCTGCGCCGAGAGTCCAAACCCCGATCTGCTGCTGGTCGTGAAACTCTGCTTGGCCACCGGCGCACGCTGGTCTGAGGTGGAAGAGCTGACCCAGTCTCAGGTATCCCCCAACCGCATCACCTTCACTCGTACCAAGAGTAAGAAGAGTCGCAGCGTGCCCATCAGCCCCGAGCTCTATGCCCAGTTGCCCAGAAAGCGTGGCCGCCTGTTCAGTGACTGCTATCGTGCTTTCGAGATGGTGGTCGAACGGGCAGGGTTGGAACTGCCACCCGGGCAAAATACCCACGTTCTGCGCCATACCTTCGCCAGCCACTTCATGATGAACGGCGGCAACATCTTGGTGCTGCAGAAGATCCTCGGTCACTCCACCATCGCTATGACCATGCGGTATGCACACTTTGCCCCTGATCACTTGGAAGATGCTGTAAGGTTGAACCCATTGGCTATGCTCAGCTCAAAATGA